TTAATTATGTTCAACGAGATCAAGATGTTTTTCAAACCTGTCCTCAACTACTTTTTCAACATTTTTCATTAACTATCTGTTTCTGCTACTGGATCGTATGTTTTCCCTTGTGGAAAGAACTCAAAAGTTTCACTAAATCCAAAATCCTCATCTGTTAAAGCGCCAGTAGATGTTGGTTCAACAGTTGTTCTACTAACTTTTTGTCCAGCAGAAGAAGCGTCTTCTGATACTTCCGACAACATTCGTATTCGTGTTGCATCATCTATTTCATGTTTGTCTAGGATCATATAATTTCTTGCGTAAGGAGTACTATCTTCTGCAACAATATATATCGGATCTGCAGCAGTAGCGGCAGACATAATATGTGTATCTACAACTGAAGAAGTAATAATTTTTGCATTATCTGTAACAGATGGATATAAAAATCCTTTCATCAAAAAAGATAATGTCCAAATTATAGATCGCCTAGTTGCAAAATCCCCCTCATAACTATCTTCACTTGTAACAGAATTCAATACCAAAGGAATATCCATTTTAACAGTCATACCAGAAACCAAAGTCATTGTTACTGTGAAATCTGGTGTGAAAAATGGAAGAATCTGTTCTAGGATTTGTGTTCCATCTTCTGCATTTTTTACAAACACATAAAGAGAAAAATCCCAATTATACGGTACTGGATTAAATTGTTTCTTGAGTCCAGTTGTTCCCTTTTTAACATTCCTGCCCATCGTATTGAGTTTCCTCGCACCATCATAAGTCATGGAGGTCAACTCAAATCCCATTCGTGGAACAGTAAGAGCTACTTTTGGGTTTAGGCTTGGATCTTGACTGATCCTAACCAACATCTTGTCTTTTGGCCCATAAGAAAGAGGAATTTTGACAACTTCGGTTACTGCATCGCTACTATCAGTTCTACGAACTTCAATATTGTTAAATAACGAACCAAACGCAACCACCATCTTTCTTGAGGTCTGGTGATAAAAATATGTTCCAAACATTACGGATTATCTCCAAATGGATATCCTTCAGTAAAATCAAATACTGAATCTGCATCTATTTCAAACTGTTTAGAACTACTTACTTTATCAGATGTACCAGCATCAATTGTTGATAAGGTTTCTGTAGTTTCATCGGTTGTAATCTTAGTTGCATAAGTTCCAGTAGCCTGACTTGTTGCACCTGTGATGATTTCTGTCAACGTAAATGTGCCAGTCATATTGATGAGATACAAGTAACTTGTTACGGAATCCCATCGTGCAACTTCACCAGTAACGGCAGAAGTTCCACCTGTAACTGTTTCTCCCACAGTGAACGTTCCAGAAGTACTTGACAATTCAAATGTACGAACAAAAGATTGTTCTCGTTCAATTGCATCAACTGTATCAATTCCAGTATCAAGTGCTTCATCAGAATAAGTAAAGAGTTCACAAGTCAGATCAAATGTTGGGAGTGCGCCCGCTTGATAAAAGGGTAGTTCGTGTTCAACAAACATGATTTGGAAGAGTTTACTGGTCAAACCAAAATAGATAAGATCGCCCTCTTTTGGTCGAGTCCCTATATCCAAACCTTCCCATGCTCGTCTTGCAAGTGAGAATATGATTTGATCACGTACTTCTAGACCAAATTTAGAAACGAGATCTCCTTCACCTTCAAATCCATCAACGGACTTAATGAACATCTCTACCGAATATGCATCTTTATATTCGGAAATAGAATCCTCGCCTAAAATAGTATCTTCGTTGACAAGTGTTCTGGGAATATAATTTACATCATAACCAACTACTTTAATTGATTCGGTGACAATCGAATGTAAAAGTTCTTGGTCATTTTCCGCATCAAATGTACGAAAGTATGAGTTTGTAGCCATTCGATTATCCTACATAAAAGTTGTCGGGCGACTGATATTTCAGTTGCAATTCCTCGTCAAGTCGTTCTAGTTCTGTGTTTCCATCATCATAAATTTGTCTTCCGTTTAAAGTTGCACCACCTGGCAACTGCATTCCTTCAAACTTGATTAAATTCTGACCCCATTGCTTCTTAAATAATGAAGTCGTATATTTTTTCAGGAAGATGTCGTTGTATATTTCTGTATAAGTTGCACCATCAATCTTTTTGAAACATTGGACTATAATCCAATCACCAATATCAACTGCGTTGTCCCAATCCATGTCCAGATGAAGTTTATCTGTCATGCGATTAAATCTCATTTGTCGTGATGTTCCACTTGAAAACATTTGATTCAAAAGAGAAAGATTCTGTTTGGTGGCTGCAAAATAGGCTAATCCACCAGAACCTTGAAGAACACTTGGAAGTTCATTTAGATTAAACTGATATTCAACCGAAAACATGTCGTTTGAAGAAAGTGCTCGACTGATTGGTAAAACATCTCTTATTCCAATAATCGTATCATCAATTGTTAAATATCGTGTATCCGCATTTCCAAATGAAACTGCTGTTGCTTGTGTTGCATGAGGCACACCAGTTGCACCAGAACTTGAACCTGTTACTGTTTCTCCTGCGACAAATGTAGCACCAGAAGTGTTCGCAGCCCTAAGTCCATTTCCATCTTTGTGTTCTTTGAATTTCAGAACGGTAGAACTTGTTACTGCATGTATTTTTGCAGTTGCATTTGATGTTCCGCCCGTGATTGTTTCTTCGGCAGTAAATGTTCCAGTAGACCCACTTGCAAAAGTCAATGTACTTGCAGTCACTTGTTCTGGCAAATAATGAATTTCAGTTCCATCAAAATGATACTCTTGAAACATTTGGATTGATTCATCAATCATATCATTCATCTGTTCATCTGCAAGATTGATATCAATGACCGGCTTTCCTAGTTTTCTCAGACAATATTCTTTTAATTCTGTAGTTGATGCTGGTTGTGTTGTTGACATAGTTTCATTTATCCGTTATTAATTTCAGCAGATGGGTCAACTGTAATGAGTCCTTCTACAAGTCGTTCTTTAATTACACCACCACTTTGTGTATATGTAAGACTATAGTAGTATTTTCCCTCTGTGAGTGCCGCTGTTTGAGTTGCAGTCAACGAAAAGGTACAGTTTGCACCAGTAAGAGAAGTTGTGAATGCTTGGGTAGTATTTGCGTAAGAGAAATTCTTGACCATTCCGCCCGCAACCGTACCAGAAGATATCGTTACAGCGACAGAAGCCGAACTTTCTGCACCAATCGTTTTCTCAAAGGTTGCGCCTTGATCAATTGTATAATTTTGAACTTTTTTCTTGATTGTAAGTGCCATTGAACTTCCATAGGGGGTTATGAATATTTATAGATTTCATCATATATATTTATTCTATGTAAGTTTTTGGGGGTATTACAGAATCTTGACTTTTTCGTGTCCGATTCGGATTTTGGGGTCAATCCAAATATCATGTCCGTTTTCACGAGCTCGGAGACAAAATTCTACATCATCCCACACAAACTCTTCCCAACCATTCTGTTTCCACACCTGTTTTCGGGGATAAAAATAGGGGTATTTCATCTTTTCGATGACTCCTTTGCGAACCAGCATCCAACCCATACCTGTGTAGTCTGCTTTGAAGAGGGTTTCTTTCTTGTTTTCAATGTCTTTATCTTGCATGAATTGGTAGTGCATCCATTCTTCAAAAAACTCTTCATCCATCGTTTCAACGGTTGCATAATTTACGTCATCCGACATTTTGTACATGCCAGATACGATGTCTTTGTCGTGTTCTAGGAGTTTGAAGAAATCTTCTGGTTTGAACACCATATCGGAATCGATCCACATAATGTAATCGTAGTCCACTTTGCCGTTAAATGGTTTCTGGTCTACACCTCTCTCTATGGATGCACCAAGCACTTTTGTTCGTGCATGGTAGATATTGCAGAGATAATCTTGAGAGAGTCCGTAAGAAATTTTGTATTTGGGAAGTTCACCAAGGAGATTAGTCCAACATTGCAAAAATCTGCCGGAGTAAGATGAACATGGCAGACAGAATATAATTTTCATAATTTTTCACTTGG